ATCACTCTGCGTCATCCTATGGCACAGTAGGCTTAACACCTGACCCATCTGCCGCTGACTTTGTTGCGTATGCTGACGTAACTGAAGCACAGGCGCAGGGCTGGGTTTGGGCCAGCGTATCACAGGCTGATACGGAAGCTGCTATTGCTGCAAAGATTGACGCATTAATTAACCCAACCGAAGCCTCGGGAACACCTTGGGCTGCTTAACTTAACTTAAAAGGAGATCACTATGACTGAAGACAAAAAGGTCATTACGATTGACGACATCGAGTACACAGAAGACCAACTGTCAGACGAGGCGAAGGTGTGCATAAATCACATTGGCTCTCTGGATCAAAAGATTGGTTCAGCACAGTTTAACCTGACGCAGCTTCAAGGTGGCCGTGAGTTCTTTATGGCTAGGCTGAAGGCAGCTTTGGAAATAACGGAAGAAGAAGATGGATAAAAGAACAGTGGCTTCGGCGCATGAGCGGATAGACGGCATTGAAAAAGAGGTGATTGCTATGCAAACAGAAATGCGAATCCAATTCAAAGATCTGTTTGGCCGCGTTAAGCGCATGGAAGCAATTATGATTGGCACAACGGGCTTTATCATTGCACTCTTAGTTGCCGTGCTGACCAAGATGGGCTGACAAAATGATTGACCCTGTAACAGCGGTCGGTTTAGCCACTAGTGCTTTTAATATTCTCAAGCAGGGTATAAGCGCAGGCAAGGACATACAAGAGATGAGCGGAACCCTAGCAAAATGGGGAGCCGCTTTTTCTGATTTTCAGTATGCGGAAGACAAAACAAAGAACCCTCCGTTTTATAAGATGATGTCTGACAATAGCTCTAATGCTATTGAAATCTTTGCTCAGAAAAAGAAAATGGAAGCCATGAGAAAGGAGATTAAAGATCATATCTCATGGACGTATGGCCCTTCTGCTTGGGAAGAGGTGCTTCAAATAGAAGGTGAGATGCGCCGCATCCGCAAGGAAGAGGCTTATAAAAAGCAAGAGATGATAGACAACGCTATCAACTTTGTTCTTGGCGCCATTATATTTGCTATTGCTGGAGCGGGAATTGTGACAGGTTTTTATTATCTTGGGCGCTATCAGGGAAAGTGGTGATGTGGTTCTTAGTTTGGTTTCAGGTTATGAATAACAACATTGAGCATTATCAGCTTAATCAATTTCCAACTGAGATGGAGTGCAAAGAAGCTCTTGAAGATGCAAAAGTCCTGATAACCACAAGCCAGACTACGGTGTACTGCTTTGAGGTTATACCAGAATAAAAAGGGTGATTACGTTGTGTATGACAAAGATGGAAAAGTTGTTATAATAACGCACCACAAGATGTACGCGATTGCGTACGCTAGGAGTATAGAAGATGGCAGCAAAGAAACTTGAAGATCAATCAAAGTATGACGCCTACGATATGGATGGTGATGGCGTTGTTTCTGACTCTGAGATGGCGAAGGCCAAAGAGATTAGGGAAACTGAGGATGCGCTGCGTAAGCACTTAGCCCAACTGCGCATGGCCCGGTGGACGTTGATCGGCATGGGCGTTTTCACGGTTACAATGTTCTTTATACCTCTGGATCGTGTCACGGCACTGAGCGACATAAGCAATCTGTTTTATATTAGTGGCGCTGGCATTGTCGGTGCTTTCATGGGCGCAACAGCCTGGATGGGGAGAAAATGAGTATATTCACTGCCGCACTAGGACCGATAGCCAACCTCGCAGGGTCGTGGTTACAGGGTAAGGCTGACAAGAACGCTGCCGCTGCCGAGTTAAAGTTGACCGAGGCTAAAGCTAAGGCACAAATACTTCTCTCTGAGAAGACTAGCGTTGCCGACTGGGAACGCATCATGGCAGAGGGCGCGAAATCAAGCTGGAAAGATGAATGGTTTGTAATTGTTCTGTCTATCCCGTTGGTTTTAGCCTTCATCCCAGGTGCAGAGGGTTGGGTAGATCGTGGGTTCGAGCAGCTTTCCAAAGCACCCGACTGGTATTTTTACAGCTTAGGTATCGCAATCAGCGCAAGCTTTGGTGTGCGCGGTGCGCAGGCTTTGTTTAAGAGGAAGTAACATGAAAGAGAACTTTGGACATTGTTTAAGGATGCTTCTCAAGCACGAAGGCGGTTTCGTAAATCACCCGAAAGATCCAGGGGGTATGACTAATCTCGGTGTGACCAAGGCTGTTTATGATAAGTGGATTGGCCGGGAAAGCAATGAGCAAGAAATGCGCGATCTCACTCCTGATGATGTCGCTCCAATCTATAAGAAAAACTATTGGGATAAGGTGTGCGGTGACGATCTCCCCAGCGGCGTTGATTGGTGCGCGTTTGATTGGGCTGTTAATTCCGGCAGCGGTCGGCCAGCCAAAGCTATCCAGCGCGCCGTAGCCGCAAAGCAAGATGGTGCAATTGGGCCTATGACCTTGCAAGCTGTGGCTGATAAAGACCCTAGAGAAATTATAGAATCTGTGTATCATACACGGCAAAAGTTTTATGAGCGCCTTAAAACCTTTGAGACCTTTGGCAAAGGTTGGACGCGCCGCAACAAGGAAACGCTAGAAACAGCATTGGAGATGGCAGATGGCTAAACCAGGACTATACAAAAATATCGACAACAAAAGAAAAAGGATCGCTGCAGGATCTGGCGAAAAAATGAAAAAGCCAGGATCACCAGGCGCACCAACAGCGCAGGCCTTCAAGGATAGCGAGAAGACCGCTAAGAAGAAATCCATGATGAGCCGGAAGGCCTAGCATGAGCAGGCCGCCAGAAAGAACCGGCAGCAGTGGGCGGAGAGCCGCCTTCCTGCAACGGATGGGCAAGATGCCTGGGCCGACAAAGAAGAAGGACGGTACAGACACGCCGCTCCTTAAATCTCTGAAGGCCTGGGGTGCATCATCGAAGAGCGAAGCCGTGGCAAAAGGCAAGCGAATTTCCATGATGAATAAAAAGAAAAACAGCGCATAAAAAGCTTGAAGCAATTTGATGCGCTGTTATAAATCTTTAGTGGGTGGCTTTCATCACAATACAAATCGCTTTGTCCCAATCGGGCGGTTGTTTACCTCGGATGACGTTGCTATAGAATACGCCAGAATTTACTTCAACGGCCACCCACACGACATTGCATCGAGGTTCTTCCCCGCGTGGGGAAAAACCCTTAAGGGGTAAGTCATTAGAATATAATCCCTACCATCATCATTAAGCCAGCACCGCTGATGAAGCCAAAGACGGCTCCAATTAGACCAGCTGCGTTTATCATTCGCTCAAGTTCTTTGTCACTCATTGCCCGGATCTTTTGGTAAGTAGTAATTCCAGTATGTTCGATCATATCTGTTAGATGGTCCCTTGTATCGGTTAAGTTTACCAACCTGGGCCATTCCATTTACAAACCCATTAATAGCTTGAGCCGTTATTTCTACACCTTGCTCGATAAGCTTTTGGCTAATTTCCCTGGCGGTTAAGTCTTCTCCCGGACTGAAACAATTTATTATCATTTCACGCACAATATCGGCTGCATTGATCTGTTCAATTTTTGCTAGTGTCATTGCCGTTGCGGCAGACTGTTTCTTTTTTTCTGGAACAGGGAGAAGCGGTCGTTTTTTTAGCATCGCCATTTCAATCTCAAACTCCATGACATTCCAAGCGTAAGCGATCTCTTCCTTTTCCGCCCGTGTTTTAGCAAAAGCTATTTGTTCGATTGCCCTCTCTCTTCTAACTTTCTTTCTATCATTGTAGCTAGAGCTAGGATTTCTTCTAATTGCATTTTGAGGTTGAGCCTGCTTCTCTTTCTGCTGTCTTCTATCATTAGGTTCGTAAGTCTCTTTAGCCTTTGCAGATACTTTAGCTGTTCGCGCGTTTCTTCCATCTTCATTTTCCCTGTAAGTGTGAAATCTAATATTGTATTGCGTGGCCGCGCGCGAAACGGTCGTGGGTGATAACAAGGTTTGTTCTGCGGCCTGGCCTTGCGTCAGCCCCATATTTGCACAACGAATCAAGGCTGCAATTTCTTTGTCCGTAATTCTTACGCCCATTTAAAGATCCTCTTCAGTTTCGAGGGGTTTTACTTGCCCGCTGCCGTTGCAGTTTTCGCAATCATACATCTTGCTTTCAAAGTCGCCGTGCCAGGTTGAGCTTTTAGGAACCCAATCGTCTAATTCAACACGGCCACCACCATCACATTCGGGGCAATCAATAAACTTTTGCATGTTGTACCTCGTATCTATCAGCTTTTGCTGCTTTTATAATGCCAGGGGCGCAGATTATTTCAACGCCCCTAGTAAATCAGATCACCGCCAATTGTTCGGATCGTTGTTTTGCTGCGGTTGCCACTGCTGTTGCGGTGCTGGCTCCTGTTGCCATTGCTGCTGCGGTGCAGGAGCGGGTTGGTATTGCTGTTGTGGCGATGGCGCGGATTGCGCCTGGTCTGGCCTGCGGTTGGGAAACAAGTTCCAAGATCCGATCTTTGGAAAGTTGCGCGGTTCGTCGCCTTGCTTGGCGGCAACAGAAATGCTGATTGTCAGCTGGTGTTCGAGAAGAATATCATGGATCTGCTCGATTGCAGCGCGCGCTGCCGGGTCGCCCTTGCGTTCCTTGGGCTCATTGATCCAGGCCGAGGCTGTCATATCGACTGCCTGACCGTTCTGCATGAAGCCTTGAAGTTGAAGCCGGTTGTTTCCTAATTGTGGTCTGCTCATAGCATAGCCTTTCTTTTGTTAAACTCAGTTTTTAGTGTTTCGTATAGTTCGGGTTGCTCCAGGGACAATTTATCTAAGCCAATGCTATAGTGATCCTCCCATTTGCCGAGATCCGAAAGAACAGTTATGGTCTTTAGTTCGGCAATTCTGTCTGCAAGATACTTCTCCGCCCCTTTGTTATCGGGCGGCGCTTGCTGTGTTTGCGGTGCAGGCTGCGGTGCTGGTTGCTGCACCGGCTGGGCCATTGCTTGTTGCTTGCGGTTCACTGCATCAAGCTCGTTGATCGAGGCGTAGGCTCCACCATGCAGGCCCAGGCTTGCCAAGGCGCGACCTATCGCAGAGGTCTCACCGTTCTCCAGGGCGGAGGTTTTGTTGACGTTACCCTGGCCGCGTATCTCTTCAGCAAAGCCGCTTCCGATTATCATGCCGGTCTCGTTTGTGACGGTTGCTTTGATAACAACGCGCGCGCCATCGTCCACCAGGATCTCAGTATTTATACCTAAAGATGTTCCGAAGGCTTTACGAAAGGCTTCAACCCTCACGAATACCTCAGTGTATTTTTTTCCGCCCCTCTGGACAACGCCATGCGTCCTGTTGAGGTCATTCACCTCGGACATGGCTGTGATTAGTTCATTCATTTAGTTACTCCCGCTAACACCTGTGCGCTACGCATAACATCTGGGTGCTGATCCCGCCACACGAAGCTGTCTTTGAATTGAGGATCGCAAAGCTTTAACAGCTGCTCCACGTTCTCTGTTACCATCATAAGTTTTTCGCGCCGCATACACGCGGCGATAATGTCTTGCAGCGCATACTCTAGCTGCTCGATCGTTGCCTCGAACACTGCATAACCGATCCGATTGGCGTAAACCACACGCGGGATCTTGCCGGTGATGTGCCAGTATCCAGCAACCTGCATAAGATGTGGCGGCTTAATTGACTTTGGCAGAGAGTTTGAGCGCGGCTGGTCAGTGTCAACTGCTGTATCCCACTGCGTCTTCAATTCAACTGCGCCCTCCTGGTAATCGCCATAGCCAAGGTAGGGAAGCTGACAGCCTGGAAGGTTGCCGCGAAGCTCAGTTTGTCCGACGATCTTATTGGCTCCTGCTGTGGCCTCACGAAGCCCAGCCAGGGCGTTCTCACAAACAAGCTCAAACTCGCACCGCTCTGCAACTTCATCTTTCTTGCGCGGGGCTTTACCGTCTGCACCGAAGCGGATCTTTTGCCGCCCCTCGATCTGCGCTGCCGTTTTATCCTGGTCAATCCAGCTGCCGGTTTGCAGAGAAGTTAGTACGTTTAACGCTTCGCGATACGCCTCGTTAGGGGAAGCATCTTCGAGCAGGCAGAGATCGCAGTAGTATTCCACTGCCCGACCACTCGCCATGTTCACATTGTCATTGTACTGGCTTTTTCCCAGGTAATCTTTGTAATGACCGCCCGCTGCTAAGATCGCCTTAGATTGCCCCTTGTCACCTTCTGTCTCGCCGTTCACAACCTTCATTGCTTTTGACCTGGCGGGTCGCAAGACGCCCTTTTGGAAAAAAGTGTAGTAATCTGGGGTGCTTGGGTTGCTGTGATGGTAGTAACCCTTTTTGTGCGCCCAGCTTAGATCGCTATCTAGCCCCATGTCGTTACCTCCGTGTTGACATCTTCTGTCTATTACTATTTAACACAAGCAGACAATGCAAGGGGAAATTTTATGCAATTAGACGATTGGCGAAAAAAGAAGAATCTAAGCTATGTGCAGCTTGCTAAGAAACTAGGTGCAAGCCACGCCACAGTTGTGCGCCGGTGGTGCTTGCCAGCGGATCACAAGGATAAGATGATCCCTTCCCAGAAGTTTATGCGTATCATAAGCGAAAGCTCTCTTGGCGAGGTGTCGGCAAATGATTTCTACAGGTAGCGTCACGATTGGAATTGATTGCGGGTATCGCACCGGCGGCGTTGCGCTGATTGCGGAAGGCTGGGCAGAGGTGCATGATCTGCCGGTTTACAGCGAGGGTGGCGTTGATGTGCGGGCCTTGCTCGACATCATCGAAAGCGTTGAAAGTGTGAAGCACATTTACATAGAGGCTCAACAGGCCATGCCGCGCCAGGGTGTCGTGTCCGTATTCAAGCTAGGCTATGGCTTTGGGCAGATAATGACCACGGCGGCTTTATCCGGCCAGCCATACACTGCGATCAGGCCTGCGGTCTGGAAGAAGTCAATGAACCTGCCGAAAGACAAGGACGCTGCGCGGCGCATGGCGCAGCAATGGTTCCCAGATTTATCCTCTAAGCTGAAGCGAAAGAAGGATGAACACAGGGCGGAAGCCCTACTAATCGCCCTCTATGGGCAAGGCAATAACTAAAAAACGAAAGGTAACAACATGGGTTATACAAGCGAAGGTATCGGATACCAATCAACAGAGACCAGCCGCCAGGCTATCAATGCAGAGCATCTGGTTACGGTTCGAGCAAAGGTGCTGCGCTTCCTGCGCATGGTCCCGCAATCAATGACAACTGAACAGATCTCCGAAGCCTTAAAGATCCCCTATGTGTCTGTGCAGCCTCGGCTCAGTGAGCTAAAGAATGAGAACCTGGTTAAGATCTCTGAGGATCGAGGTCAGACGAAGTATGGCAAGACATGCGTGAAGTGGCGGGCTGTCGTTGGCAAAGCGTAAGCCGCGTCCTGTGTCATGCCTGACATGCGGGCGTCAGCACGATTACAACTTGAACGGCTGGGTGATCTTGGGCGATGGTAAGACCGTGATCTGTAGCAGCCAGGAGAGTTGCTGGCGTCCCATTTACGAGCGCAGCCTGGAGAAGATCCGGGCTGCAAAACCGCAGCGAAAGAAGCTTTTTTAGAAAGGGGGTTGACGGATGCGAAAACGGCTGTACTCTAACGAGAGCCCGCCAGGGCGAAATAACTATAAAGTTA